TAGTAACGACCACAGAGCTGAAGCCGGATGTGAACACACTTCTCGCATAACCTCCGCCACCTCCACCACCTCCGATTGACTGTAGCGAAGAGGATGTGGTTCCTCTTGCACCACCACCACCACCGCCTGCCCCCAACACGGTAACGTAAATTTTATTTGTCCCAGCCGTTGGCATATATGTACCGCTGGATGTGAAGGTTTGGATATTCAGAAGCCTTCCGGTAGCTTGGCCAAGCTGCATCGCATGGTTCGACTGCGTGGCTGCGGCAACAGGCAGAGCCCCGCCTGAATTTCCGCACAATACCCATGCTGTCAGCGTGCTATTCCATTCTACCTCGATAAGACCATTAGCGATGATTTCACCGCCCTGCAGCGCTTGGTTTGCATGAGAATAAAGTGGGTATGCGGTATTGCCATTTGGTGCAAATGTTGATGCCCCGGTGTTGGCAGTCTTGGCCTTGAACGTCAGACGCATGCCATCAATGAGCGCTGGTAACTTAGGCACATAGGACGCCACATAGGCATTTGCGGAGCCCGTGTCTGCTGCGTAATTCATCGTGCTTTTTTGAATTGCATCAACGATGCCGCTTACTGGAAGGAACGGCGCATTAGCAGCCAAAGAAATGTTTGACGCGGTGATGGTTGTCGCACCCTGAGCAACGGTGATCACCCATGCCGCCGTATATCCAGTGTCTACCGATGGAGTTGTCTGCGTGCCTGTTGTAGCTGCCACGCCTGCCTTCAGATCTACTGTGCACACACCTGATCGAACCGTGTTCTGCGCCGTACCAGCGTTGTTTGGACCACTGTACGCTACTGATGGGTTGGCTGCATTGTAGTAAGGCAGCACGGTAGCGCCGGAATCTACATCACTGTAGGTCACCTGAACCAGATAGTTAACGCTCTGGCCTGAAGTAGTAGGTGCGGTCAGTGTGAACGATGTCTGGCTGAGGATAATCCCTTGCTTAAGAATAGTGTTCGTGGTATCTGCGGCGATAGAAGAATAGGCCGTAGTGTCAACGTTCTGGACACTATAAATTTCACCACTATCAACTGTAATCACCATTGATGCAGGGCTTGTCGGTGCGCATGTCAGGCCACGCAGATAGGTGTTTGTTCCCATCATGGCCGCAGAAAGTTTACTGAGCGCAACCATTGTGTATTTGTTGGTATTGAGCAGATCGGTTTCAAGCGGAATTGCACCAGGATAAATTATTTGGCGATCCATTTATTTCTCCAAGAAATATGATGTCTACCCAGCGTATTAATTCTGGGTTGGTTAAATGTTTTTGATGGAATTACAGAATTATTGCAGACGAACCCACACGATAGTGCCTTCCATTTTCACTGCCGCTACGGCTTCGTAGACCTGTGCATCAGTAATAGAACCAGTAATCATGCTTTGTGACGCATATTCGCCACGAGAAGGTGTGCTGTAACCTGAAGGTGTTGAACCATAGCCCGCTACATACGGTATTCCTGAGCCTGTCGGCCTGAATGCGGTAACAAACGCCTGATAAGGGATCAGCAACGAGCCATAGCCACCCGCCACACCATATCCTATTGCAGGTCCGCCATAAGAACCGGTGTCAGCAGGTCTTTGCGGTTCGAAAATAATCGGTGTCTTCCCTGTTAAATCGAAAAGAATGTCATTTATTGCCTTACGTGTTCCTCGTTCACGCAGAATATTTATTTTGATTGCATTTCGGAATATATCGTCAGATTTGCCTGATGCTCTTTGCAGGTTATTACCGAAAAAATCATAGGCAATAATGTCCAACCATCCATCTGTTGCGGTACTTATCCTCGTCTGCAACTGAGCGTAGACATAAAGTGAATAACACCACGTCAATGCCTGAGCACATGCAGTGAGTATTGCAGTAACAAATGGATGGTCATCACCGAACCATGTTTGTGGAAGTAGCGCCTTCAGGCGCGTGAGAATATCTGCTTGATCACCAGTCGCCATTTAGCTCACCGAAATTGTACCGGCGCGAATAACCTGCGCCCCTGATGCTGCGAGGTCAGAAGTGCCACTGTTGAGTGGTAACTGCTGAGACGTTTGTTACGAGAGAGCTTGCCCCGTATGCAATGGTAGCCAGTTGCGTATAAGGCAACAATTGGCCGAGAGATAAGCTCGCGATATAAGTCTGAATTGCCTCTGTAACGATTGTTACTATGTCTGAATGGGTTGCAGATGAGTCAGTGGTAATGACCATCACAACATTGGCGGTTACCAGCGTCGGCGGGAATACACCAAAGGTGATCGTAAACCCGCGCACGGCATCAATTGCAGCATAAGCAGCGTCGATAAAATCACTGGAAGGTGACCCACTGCCATCATCAACGACCGCATAAAAATACCCGGGCTGTGCGGTTCCGTCGTAAGCGTAGTTCTCTGTAAGCGTGTATGTCACCCCGCTTTGCATACTGGAAAGCGCATAACCGATTGCTGATTTCGTAGCCTTGGATAATGAGGCGATCCAGAGAACAAACCGATCCCTGAAAGCGTCGTCAGTCTCGGCATCCTCACCATTCACAAAGGTTGTAGCATTGGTGACGGTATCGACGTACTGAATGGAACCTGAGATAACCGTGATTGTTCCAGCCTGCGCATTACCATCTGCACCCGCTGTATTGGCCTGCACGGGAACTATCAGCGAACTGACTCCGGCGGCAATAACATAACCAAGTTGTGTCGAGTCATAAGCAGAATTAGTGGTATCCGTTGTTACCGTGTATACCTGAGTCCCGTCAGTGGTTGTAACTTCCGAACCGACTGGAATTAGCGCCTGATTTGTTGGTGTGAACCGACTGAAAGTGACCTGCCCGGTAGCTTGCACGGCTGACAAACGAGTAAAGCTGAAATCTGCCATCCAGCTATCGAGATCATCCCCTGAACAAGTGGCCGCGCGGGTTGTCACCAGCAAATTCACAATGAGTTGCTGGATCCACATCGCAACGCCGGAATTAGATTCTGCGATGGCGCGTAAAATACTGCCGATGGCGAGGTCAACAAGTCCGTCCGCGCTGGCTTGCATTGCGGTGACTTGATCGCTCACCAGAGTAGCGAAAGTTTTAATATTTAGTGATGCCACGCGGTTACCTCGTCACGTCAAAACTGAGTGTAGCGGGAGTGCCTGAAACGGCATCGGTGTACTGAATGGAACAGGTTACGCCCATATCAATCAGGGTCAGCGCAACAACCGGCTCAGGGGATGTGGCTACGGAGTCCTCCAACAACATTTGCCCGAGAATAAGCGCCTTCCATTCGTTCACATTGACCGAATCACCTACTTTCTTGCCAAGCCCCGCCCCGTATTCTGGGTGGAACAGATAATCGCCTGGATTCGTCATCAGCCGCCTTAAAACGCGCTGAGTACCTCGCTCAGTGTCAGAAACTGGGCGCAGATCACCCGTCGGCGAGGTGCTAATGTCACCGCCGATATAGTGGTAAAGGTCATACATGGGTCACCTACAGTGATTGGTTTGTCGTTCCTGATGTACCGGAGCCAGTTTGTACGCCGGTATGTCCATGCGCGTTGAAAACATCGCGGATTTTTTGGAGTATTCCTTTTGCACCATTCTGGTCTGCAATGCTGTCAGAGACCTGAAGCTTCCCGTTTATCTGGGTGTCACCGTTAACGGTGAGCCCTGATGCAAAATTCAGAGTTCCAGTGCCGTCACCATTCATCACAACAGCCGAGCCAGAGCCATCGGTCACGGTAACCTTTTTGTCGTTGGTGAGCTTGATCGAAGAGCCTGATGAGTCGATAACCCAGAACTGACCAGAAGGCGGCCCAGGGCTGCGGTCAACGTCATTAAAAAACTGCCCTACCGCCATGCCTGCGCCCATCAGGCCAGAGTCAAACTCAACTTCAATAACCGCGCCAATTGCTGGCCCAGCCACTACCCCGTAACCATTTCCCGCCCACATTGTCGCCAGCGGTATCCATCCTGTTTCCTCCCCGGTCGGTTGCAGCTGAACCTTTACGGAATAAGAAGCGGGGTCGTATGCCGTTACCGTCCCTTGCCTTGTTCCGCTCACGCCTGCCCCCGCCTGTTGCGAACGACCCGCTATTGCATTCATTAATGCTTTCACTGTGAAACCTCCAGTGCAGGGCTGTGATTTTTGCCTGAGATAGTCATCGTGTAACCCGTATCCCAACTCAGTGTACGGCGCACGCTGTCGCAGTAGTAAAGCTGGTCAAACGGGCTTGCTGTCCCCTCAATTCTCACCATCGTTTCCGGCGTAAGCACATTGTCACCAGCTGTCGAACCGGTAAATTTCATCTCATGCTGAATGACATCTCGATAGATTTTCTGAGCCAGTGCGGTAGCGGATTCAGGTGACAGGCCGTTGCGTATAACCCGATACACCTGAGTTTTCGACGTCGCATTGCCCGGTGTCGTGCCTTTGGCATACTTAGGATAAGAGGCTACGAACTGTTTGTTTTTGCGCTTTGCATTCCAGCTCAGCACCTCCACGGTCACGCCTTTGGAAATCGTCAGTGCGCGAG